AACATGGCACACATAGCAACCTACCTACAAGACAGCACCGTGCAAGCCATCTATGCAGGCATTGAGGCTAACAATGGTGATGCGCCAAGGCAATATCTTGGTGCATCTAGCATTGGCCATAGCTGCAAGCGGTACTTGTGGTTGTCTTTTAGGCAGGTGCGCTATGAGGCGTTTAGCGGGCGTATGCTGCGCCTGTTTAACACAGGGCACTTAGAAGAACCACGCATGGTGGAAGACTTGCTTAATGCAGGGGTTGAGGTGCACGAGTTTGACCCGATAACCCACCAGCAATGGGCCATTAGCTACCATGGTGGGCACTTTAGAGGGCATGCCGATGGTGTTGCTATTGGCATTAAAGACGCACCCACCAAGTGGCACTTGCTAGAGTTTAAAACGCATAGCGAGAAGTCTTTTACCCTACTAACCAGCAAAGGGGTAGCACAGTCTAAGCCTATGCATTACGACCAAATGCAAGTGTATATGCACGGGTTAAGTTTAAGCCGTGCCTACTACCTAGCCAAAAACAAAAACACCGATGAACTATACGGTGAACGTATTAAGTACGACGCTGTACATGCAACCAAGTTAATAGCCAAAGCCGAAAGCATTATATACGCACCCGAGCCAATGCAGGGTATTAGCAATAAGCCCGACTGGTTTGAGTGCAAAATGTGCAGCATGCACCCCTATTGCCATGCAGGGGTAACCGCCTTGCCCGAGCCAATGCCCAATGTTAATTGCCGTACCTGTATACACAGTACGCCCGAGCGTGACGGTGGTTGGAGCTGTGCAGTGGGCAGCACTATAGGTACCGTTTGCAGCCAGCACCGCTTTATACCTATGCTATTCCCGGGCTTAGAGTTTACCCATGTTGGCCAGCAGCGTGTATTTTACAAGCACGCAAGCACGGGCGATAAGTACGTAAATGCTAGTGCTGGACACGTTAATTTAGTTAATATTGGAGAATAAAATGGACTTACAAGAGTTTGATACCCTAGCCTACCGCACTAGTAAAGCACGCTTTAACGCTGCCGAACGGCTTAAACGCCAAGGCGTACTTGCGCTGTATACGTCGTCTATTATGTCGCTAGCGGCCACTATGCTGGCGTTTAACCATACTGCTAATTATGGGTATATAGCAGCCATAGCGTCGTCTTTTGCGTTGGTGTTTAGCTTAATAGAATCGGGTAGCGAGCGAGCGGTAAAAGCCGAACGCCTACACCAATGCGCCCTAACTATTCGCAAGCTAATGTACAGTGCCAAAGCCACCGACGCTAACATAACCGACCACGTGCAAGCCTACCATGCTGCAATTGATGCATGCCAAGAAAACCACACCCCAGCCGACTTACAGCTAGCCCTAAACCCTAACAGCCTAGTAGCATACAACCTAAAAGCCTACGGTGTGTACTGGCTACTTATGGCGGTTGCTAGCATATTTATAGTATTAGGTGGGATTTAACATGTTTGACACAGCCGCAAATATGGGTTACATTAATCCTAATGCCCCACATTGGGCAGGTAGGTTTAGTAGCCTAGAAAATGGAGAAGCACAGACTGCTTCTTTTGATGCGGTTTTTTTGTGCTTGCAGCATTGCAACATCGTTATGGTGGGGCGTGCAGGGGCATCGAAAGATGCGCTGGTTTCCTTCGTTATCCAGTCTACTAACCTTGTACGTCCCATCGCCTATTGTTTAGTAGCTTTCGGTGATGGGTTTAATCCCAAAACGAAGGAGACTATTATGTCTAATTTATCTGTTTTATCATTCAAAAACCATTCAATTCGCACTATCGAAAACAACGGCTTGTTATGGGCTGTTGCGTCTGACGTTGCAAAAGCGTTAGATTATAAAAATCCACACCAAGCACTTGCTAGCCATGTCGATTTAGAGGATGTCCAGAAATTGGACACCCTTACAAACGGCGGAAAACAAAAGCTAACATGCATAAATGAAAGTGGTATATATGCTTTAACTTTTGGCAGCACCAAGCCAGAAGCAAAAGAGTTTAAACGCTGGGTAACTAGCGAAGTATTGCCGTCAATACGTAAAAATGATAATTATGGGTATATTAACACCCGTCACGGGCAACACGCCCCTGCAGGGCTGTTTAGTGGGCTGGACAATGGGCGGTACTTGCTAGTAGCAACCAAGGGTGAGGTAATACTACGTGACATAGCAGGCTGCAATATAGTTAAGGCCGATAGCGTGCGCAAAATACAACAAGACCTACGCACGCTAGCCGACGCTAACCTAGCCATGCAACAACGCCTAAGCGTGTTAACAGGTGACGCAAGCAGTAAGGTACTAGACGCACCGCTAAATGTGGGTATAGGGTGGGAGCAATGCTAGTACTACGCCCCTACCAAGAGCGTGCAATTGAAGAATTGTACAGCTGGCTTGAGCGCAACAGCAACGGTAACCCCATAGTAGATATGTGTGTGGGTGCTGGTAAGTCGGTAGTAATTGCCGAGCTGTGCAAGCGGTGTATTGCCCAGCACCCTAACACACGTATAGTTATGACTGTGTCCAGCCGTGAGCTGTGCTTACAAAACATGGAAAAACTGCTAAACGTGTGGCCAGATGCCCCCGTGGGGGTGTGCAGTGCTGCCCTAGGTGGTAAAGACTTACAAAGCCAAATAATATTTGCCACCATTGGTAGTATTGCCCGCAAGGCGGACGTGCTGGGGCGTGTCGACTTGCTACTAGTAGACGAATGCCACGGCATTAACTCGGCCGCCAAAGGCATGTACCGTAGCTTTATAGCTGACGTTAAACGCTATGGCAACCCTAGCCTGTGTGTGATTGGCTTTACGGGTACACCGTTTAGGGGTAATGGCGTGTGGCTGCACCATGGTGACGACGTGTTGTTTAATGGCGTGGCTACCAAGGTTAGTATGACCGAGTTATTGCAATCACAGCATTTGTCCCCCTTGGTAGTAGACGTGGACACACCGCAACTAGTTGACACGGCTAATGTACGTGTGCAACAGGGTGACTATGTAGTGGCCGACCTTAACAAGGTGGTTAACGATGCCGACCTAATTACCCGCACCGTTAGCGATATTATTGCAAGGGGTGCAAACCGTAAAAAATGGATTGTGTACTGCGTAACAGTTGAGCATGCCGAAAATGTACTAGCAGCATTTGTACAGGCAGGTATAAACACCACCATGGTAACGGGTGAAACTCCAGCAGCCGAGCGCAAGTACATAATTAACCAGTACAAGCACGGTGACACCCGTTGCTTGGTAAATGTAGCCGTGCTAACCACGGGGTTTGATGCCCCCAATATCGACCTAATCGCCCTATTGCGCCCCACCCTGTCGCCTGTGCTGTATGTACAAATAGCAGGGCGTGGTATGCGCACAGCCGATGGTAAAGCCGATTGCTTGTGGCTAGATTACACCCCAACTACCGCCAACTTAGGGCCTGTAAACTTAATAAAGGGGCGTGTACCGCCCAAGGTTAAAGCCAAACTTACAGGGTTTACACTGGTTAAACATTGCGACGAATGCGGTAATGCGTGTCACATATCTGTAATGGTGTGCCCCGACTGTGGCCATGAGTACCCAGCTAACGATAACAACCTTGCAGCGTCGCATTTTGATAGGCCATGCACCGATGCACTGCCCCTACATGGGCTGCAACCGGCGCCAAAAAAGTGGTTGGCAGTCAACACGGTAACGTTTAAGCGTTGGGATAAAAACGGCAAAATTAGCTTGCGTGTGACCTATAACTGTGGCTTGGAAGCTGTGCACGAATGGTTAAGTTTTGAAGGCTTTGGCTATGCCTTTAAAAAAGCAAGCGAATGGTGGGCCATGCGGTGGACGCTAGATAACCCATGGGTTCCCAAGTCGGTAGATGAAGCACTAATGGCAATTGATGAAGTTGGCATAAGGTCACCAAACAAAATACAAGTTGAAAAAAATGGCAAATATTGGAGTATTAAAGATTATGAATTTGAAAAAATTAAACAGCACCAAGCAACGGCTTGATGCACAGTTGCAACAACTGGTCATGCAAATTAACCAACTGCCGACCGCTAGTTGCCGCACCTGCACGCACTTTGGTTTTGAGTGTGC